AGTAACCACGGGACGGAGTTATTGGTCTGCCAGCTTGCATTTGCCGTAAGCCGAAAGGTAGAGTCGCAGACTGGGTCTGGTTATCATCAAATACGATCCCGCCAGACTGGTATCCCCGGACTCCCTTATTCTTGAGGTCTAGCATCTGTCGTTGGTTTAGTTGCTTTAGAGGTAGTACAAAGCTGCCCGCAGGAAGGTCAACCAGTTCTGGGCCTTGCTCACCTACGAGTTCAAGGTTATTGCCCCGAGTCATACCGCCACCAGCAAATTCATCTATATCATCATACCAATCTCCTGCATCTACCTGATCCAGTGCAGGTTTGGTTACATCCATCTTTGGCTTTCTATAAGTTTCGACAAGAGATTCCATTGCCTCTCTGGCAGGGATATCACGAGAAGTATATGGCTCTTTATAGGACGTAGGACTAGTAGAAGGATCTGCGGTAATAGTTTCTACCAAACCTCTTACTTTATCATCTCGCTGCTTCTGTATAGCAGCTTCAAAAGTCTCGGCAGCAGTCGGGCCTGACTTTACTGGCTCTTCAAATCTTCCAGGGTCTTGGGCTGCCCTTGCTTGCATACTAAGATCATCAGGACTCTTAAACTGTCTTCCAGCTTGGAATAGATCAGTAATACCAGCTTTTGCAGCGTCATCTTGAAAGTTTTTAAGGCCCTCTTCGCTCTCCCCGTATTCCTGTATAGCCCAGTGGTTCCACGGTATCTGGGCTCCCCAGGGACCTCCGACATCAGCGTACATAGTTTCTTTAGCTCGTTGCATCTCGTTCTGAGTATAAATAATAGCCTGTCGCAGTCCTTGAGTTTTTAAAATCTGTAATGCTCTGCCGGTGTCGTAATTAGTCCCAGTACCAGCATCCATACGGGTATGGGTAACATTATATAAATCAGTTTCGCCAGTGTAAGCCCTCATCAGGTCATCGATATTCTTAAAAGTTGTCGCATCCCCATCTTCATCTTCCACGGTTATGGCACGGGTAGAAGTATTATAAGAAATATTAGCATCTGCCAGAGTATTATCTGGTTGACTTCCTGATGTCGTCCGAGTTCCGTTGCCCGTGGCAGCACCGCCACCGTTACCATTCTGCCTGGTAGTAATATATTCCTGCTCTAACCGAGCTTTTTCCTGTGCATTATTAACCTTCTGAGTGAGTTCCCGAATCTTTGTATTATGCAGTTCCTGCCGTTGACTCATCTCGGCTTGATGCTTTTCACGGGTTATCTCGGTATCTAGAGCGATCTTTTCTAGCCGAGCCTGTAGAGTCTGGGCTTCTATCTTTAACTTATCAGTAGTCGGAGACTGCCCGGTAGCCGCTCTCTCGGTTAACTGCTGGGCTTCTTCTGTTGTTGGAGCCCGCCCGGCTTGAGTACGGCGTTGGAAGTCCTGGTATGCCTGTACTAAGAAGTCAGGTCTGGGACCAACTCTCTGGATAACACCAGCATCGGGTTCCCTGACAGGAGTTTCTCCCCTTGCGAGAGAGGATATTACCTGTTGATCTGCCGGAGATCTTGCGTATTCAAGAGCGGTTTGCATCGCTTCCGTAGCCGTAGGACGGTCACGAAAGTCTGCAAATGCGAATGCCTTCTCCACCTGTCCGTCCACCAGAGCCTGGGCGATAAGTTCGTTCATGTTAGCGGCACGGGCTTGGGTTACCGCACCGGAAGGTTGCTGGATTAATGTCAGGCCGGAAGGATCACGGACAACTCCGGGATCATATCTAGGAGCTAGCTCGGCCATAGCACCAGTAGGTTGCTGGAGGAATTCCCGGTCACCAATCTGTACAACTCCGGGGTCAGTCTGGTAGGCCATTTCCCGCCATGTTCCATTGGCATCCTGGGTAAATTTTACCCCGGTACGAGGATCAATCTTTACACCGGGCTCGTAAGAGTCCCGTACAAACTGCCACTGGTTTGGAGAGGTCTGGATCATAGTCCCGTTCAAGTCAGGGACATTAATAGCGTTGTTTGGTACGAATGGATCGTCCTTCAAAGGTATAAAATCGAACTGGTTAGGCCCGACATTGAAGAATGTCCCGTAACCGGGGACATTTACCTGGTTCTGACTGGGGTCAATAGCAGGAGCAGCTTTCCGGGTATCTACCTTGTACTGCTCGATCTTGTTGCCAACCTGGTAGAACTCAACCCTTGTTTCATCTCCGAGTTCTACAGTCTTTAAAAGTTTAATATCGGCCTTAGTAACATCAGGTCGGTAGTTTAATGGCTTTAAATCAGGTGGAATCTTCTGTGTTTTTGCCGAGTTTTTATCATATAATACGAAACTCCCATCTGTATGCTGGTACATCTCCCAGTCTTCTTCCGGCTCGGCTCCTTCAAGAGGACGTATCTGGTAGTTCTGAGTTCTCTGGTCAAAGGAAATAGCATGGGTGGCCTTAGCCATCTTGAACTGGCCCTTCAAATACCCCTCACCTGAACCTGCTACATCCTCGAAGACCATCCCCTGAGCTTCATAAAATTCCTGTAACTTAGCTTTATTACGGTGTAAGTCTTCCCGTGCTTCCCGTGCTGTAGGACTTACCGTGGGAGTTTTTACATACCAGTATTTCCTTCCTTCCGGAGCATCCTCTGAGTTGATTACGGTTTGAAGTAGGTTGGCAGCAATCTTAGGGTGAAAATCATAAGCCATGCTCTCAGCTTCGTCTTTATCAGCCTTGCTACTGCCCCACGATCCATCGAGGGAATTAGGATTACGGAGAAGCTGCCACCCGGCTTCTGGATGACCCGGTTCATGTGCCATTATTTACCTCCACGGAGCATTTTCAGGACATTATCCAGCCCCTGTTCCTCGATGTAGCGTTGTTTATCTCCCGGACTCAGGTTGTTAAACCTGTTAACGGCAGTGGCACGGCTCTGTACCCGCTCCTGTCCGAAGGGAATAGCCTTGGACTTAGCAGCGTCTTTCTTCCCGCTCATTATCTCGTCCTTTAGAAGGTGAACAATCTCGGTAAATTCATTTACTCTCGGCATTCTCACTCCATCCTGTTCTTACCCGGCCAGGTTCGCACCGATTTGACTTGGATTAATCGTATTTGGCGTGAGGCCCTGCCGCAGCTGGTCCTGTCCCATCGTCTGGTCCATCGGCATTCCGTCCGGTCCCAGTATGGGAGCCGCACCTGCTCCACCACCTTCCTCACCACCCTGTGCCATCGACAGGGCCCGTTCTACCAGTGATTCTATACCTTCTTCCTTCGCCACTTCCATAGCGAGGGCCTGGTGGATCATCGGGTTCTTCCTGACCCAGTCCATCAGTAACCGCTTCCTTTCACCGGATGCGTCCTCAAGCCGGGCATCTGCGGCCCAGTAAGTTTCCATAGACTTGAGTCCAGCCTGTACTTCCTGCAAGCCGAGTTGTCTCTGCTGCAACTGGAGGACCGGATCGACAAGATCGAAGCTGATATTAACCGAATAATCGGACTCGATATAGGAAGGCCGGATGATTTTCCCCCGGATTGTCAGGTTCAGGTCCAACAGGTCGATAAGTTGTAGTATCTGGGACGATGCAACCGAGGCTAAATGCTCAAGTTGCCTTGAAACAGCTACGAATTTGCGTCCCGCGGCGGTTGAAAGTATGGCTTGCTGACCTACGGTTGAGACTCCCTGCTCCCTGACACCGGCAAGGGCTCTTGAGAAAGTCCCTTCCTCTATGTCACGGGAGAGCCACTCCTCGGTCTGGAACATCCATCTCGGCAGTTGAGGGATATCCATTCGCCAGACATCGCTCCTGTCGGACATCTCGATGATATCTCCCTGGTCAAGCTGGTCACGGAGTTCATCCGCTCCCATGCGTGTACCTATGGGATTAAAAGAAGCGTCCATTAGAGCGTTATGTCTGCCCGAAACGGCCTGTGCCTGTGCCCGGATATCGGATAAGACCGGGTCAAGAATACCAACGGCCAGGTTGGCCGGATCTATCCTGTCGGAATTCGTAGGCTCCTGACCGAATCCGGCGTAGGCATGGGCATAGGGGACAAATCCCCAGGTATTCTTCTCGGTGAAGAGCATCCGTTTCATGGTGCTGTACTCACGCCCGGTTCCGGTCACGTAGCCGGATATCATCATGGCATGCCAGCATTCGGTCCAGTATTCATCGGTCAGTATAAGTTCAAAGGGCCGGTTATTTCGTACTTCCCAGATATCAACAGGTCTACCCCGGCTTTTCCTTGCAACCGTGAGTTCATGTAGGTCCTGAGAGAATCTGCGGGCATGACGGATAGCAATTCTAGGTCGCTTTTCCCACGGATCAAGGAGAATCCTCGCCGGGTGAGGCGAACGAGTCCTGAAAGGCATAGCCGTCCGGCGGTAGTGTTCAAAAAGCCGCATATTGGCACGGTAATCTTCTTCAGAGTCATCTCCTCTCGGCGGTTCCTCGGTCCTTCTCTGCAATACATTTGAGTCAAGTCCCAGTTCATGGATGGAATATCCCAGGTGGACCAGGTTCTTGCCCTGCTGTTTCCATGTCAGGGCGGGCTCAAGCAGGGAAGCCTCGTCAAGAATGGCCTTCAGACCTTCTTCCACCCGGTCAGCGTTGTTCCGTGACTCCTCGCTCTGCCTTGCCGGGTTCCTGTGAGGAGTCGGCTCGGAGGCAAGCTGGTGATCAACGGCGTTATCTACCACGGAAGTGGGTCTTGCCGGTTTCAACCAGCCAGGACGGGTATGAGCTTCGGCTTCCTCCCACACCGAGTAGGTACGGAAATAGTAGGAATCGTACTGTTCCCACTTTCGGTGGGCATTGGTCCAGACCTCTTTCAAGTGAGAGCGGTACTGGTCAATTACGTTTGCGTCCGGTTCGTCTTCAAAGCCGCTAAATGGCATATCTTAACTCCATCTCGCCCAGCCTCGCCGTCTCCGGCGGTGGGGATTTGCCCTGCGACCACGTTCCGAGCCGGAAGGACGGGCATACTGTCTCATCTGCCATGCCATTCCCACGGCCATAGGATAGTCATCGTGGGTCCCGTACTGGGCTTCTATTCTACCTCTTTTCTCCGGGTTTCGTATAACGGTGAAAAACTGGGACAGTCCCTCGGGGTTCGGGACAGTTATCGACCTGCTATGAACCGCTTCTATCAGGTCACCCCAGAGGATGTACCGCGAACCTCCCGACATCCCGGCAGTATCGTAGGTGTGCCAGCCCGGATGGTCGGAGTCACGGTAATGTAATCTTCTATATCTCAAGTCCTGGGCCATAGCTATAGTCAAGATCCCCCAGTCGTTATCTTCAATTGCCCATATGGGGGCATCATACCTGTTCAGCAGGTCAACCGATGCCACGGCGAGTTCCGTGGGATTGATAACCTGGCTGCATATATCCGCTACTATATACCCGGTTACACTGTCCAAAACAACGGTAACGGCAAAGTCCTGCCCCGCTCCGTGAGATGTATCCGTACCTGCGGCATATCTCTTCCCTTCCTGGAACTGCTGGTAAATATTGGCCTGGATACCGTTCCCAAGAGTCACTTTCTCTACCGGTTCCTTCAGGTCCTGCTTCATCTGGCTTAATATGTCCATGTCAAAGGCGGCTATGGCTCTCGCGGGAGCAAAAGCTTCCTCTTCCGTTTCGGGATGCTCCTTCTGGAACAATGCCTGGTCGGGATACTGGGATTTCCGCTCGTCATACCACTGCTGGTCACGGTTGGGACGAACTCTCCAGCCAAAGAACAACTTCTTAAAGCCATTAACCGGGGAATTCTGGTACAACTGCTGGAATAAAGACCCCATCCGGTAGGGATTAACAGTAGATGTCACCACCAACTGGCCGTTATTATCATCGAGGCCCGGTTTCACCGAGTTGTAACAGGCATCTAAATATTCATGGAAATCGGCCTCGTCAATTACTACCAGTGTCGGGTTCAGTCCCCGGCCAGCCGCTTCAGTGGACGGCATGGTGATAATCCTCGCACCGTCCTGGAAGGTCATCTGCTCCCGGTTGTCCGGCTGGCTTAACGGCTGCTGGAGTTCCGGCGGCAGGGACTCGTAAGTCGCTCTCGACTTGGACAGGAACTCCCAGGCATCCCTCTCCCCTTTAGAGAAAACCAGCGCAAGAGCATTCGGCGTAAAAGAAG